AGCCACGTCAGTAGGTATATCTCCCATATCCAAACAGAATTGTTCTATATTCTCTTTTAAAGGCATGCCACATCGTCTTTGAACAAAATCTCTAACACAATTCACAACATGACATTTAGTCACGAACTCCATTGCATATTTCGGACCATTAGTAACAATAATCTTTTTATATAATTCTTTCTGATATTGCACATTTCGTCCCGGAGGATATATACCACCTGCCGTATTCAAAGGCATAATCATCTTCATTACTTTATCAGTAGAAAAATGAAATTCCAATGTCCTAAAATGTTTCTTTGCTTGCAGCGTGGTATAATACATATCCATTGCCATGCGAATGTCTTGCGAATCCTTAATTGAAGAATTCACAACATGAGTCGGTTCTGTAAATTTCAGCATAAGTTTCTTATACTTATCTCCAGAATAGACATTTTCCGTTGTACGCACAGTATACGGACCGAATCTATCCCCTCCATACACTCTATTTGAACTACTTAAAAAACGCAACACTAAAATTTTAAGTGTAGGAACTTTACTTATTCGCCATGGTAGTCCAAACACGAAATTTTCTCCTACCTTACACTCGAGAAATACATTCTGAATTAAAAAATCCATACTTAACCCTGATACAATATAACACAAAGTACCATCACTATTCATCCTCATTAAAGAGGAAAAATAAACATAGTCCCAATATCTCAAAAACTGAACTATCTTGATATCAGGATCTGGAGGCAAATAGGGCACATTACGCCTATTCACCCTAAAAGGAGTACGTATTTTAATCCATGAACTACAATTTATGGATTGCAATTGCAACCCCACGCGAACCCTATTTCGTTCTATAACATTAATATTTTCTTTAAACCGGGGTTTCTTATCGTGCATTACATAACTATTCATTAACTCGGCTAACATTAATATATGCATATCATTCTTGGTATAGCCAGGATAGTCTACCCTTCTAAAGGTAAACAACTTATACGGATTAACTATAGTCAATGTAAACACACGCTCTACGCGATCATAATTCACTTTAATTCGTTTTGTATGACTAGACATAAAATATTTTAGCACTCGAAAGGTTTCAGGTAATTTACGTACAAAAGCTTGAATGTTTTGTTTTCGTTGATTACGAAATTTGTGATATAATTTAGGAAGATCCGTTGGTTTGACTTGCAATTTTGCGCCCAAATGGCA